CTAGAAGATTATGATTTTTTAAATACAGCAGACCTAGCCTTATTCTTTAAGAACCTAATAAATGGTAAGTACGGAAATATGTACGAATCATTTAACAATCAAAAGCTATGTGATTCACTAGACCAATACAAAGAAAGCAGGTTTGAATGCGCTAGTAATATCTCACAGACCAAACACAATAGGTTTAAAAGTACAGACGTACAGGGAACATTTTTAGAAGATAAGAAACGAGAAAAAAAACGAAGCAAATGAGAGAACCATACAAGAGAAGCAATGAAGAAGTAATGCCGATTGATTTTTGGAACTACTTAATAAATCCAATAACAGGATTTACATACTCAGTAAGAGATAATATTACATCTTCTAAACAAGTAACAGAACAACCAACACCGTTAAGCCTAAGATAACCAAATGATACAAGTTAATTACTACATAGAAGATAGAGAGTTAAACCCTCCTGAGACGTTTGATAGTCAATGCCTAGAATGTTTAAAAGAATGTGATAGTGATTTCTGTAGCAAACAATGTGAACGAGTATATATTAATTAATTTAAAAATAGAATTATGAGCAACAAACCAAACACTTTTAACGACTGGACAGTTGATTCTGTAGGTCAAACACAAACAATCGGAGCTAAGGGATTCCAAAAGCGTGAGCTAGTCATTACAGACAATGCAGAGAAGTACCCACAGTTTAGATTAATAGAAGCTACGCAAGACAAATGTATTGACTTAGATGGAATAGCTAAAGGAGACAAAGTAAAAGTAGATGTATGGTCTGGAGGACGTCAATGGACAAACCCAGAAGGCTTAGTTAAAACATTCAACTCCGACAGACTTGCGAAAATTGAAAAGATAGCACACGATTGGGATGTAACAACAGCAGGAGCAGCTATAGATGCAGCGATGCCTACTGATGATGATTTACCTTTTTGATATGAAATACACCCACGAAGATATAAGCAAGATAGTCGGCTTTAAAACGTGGACTATAAGAAAAAAAGTAGATACGTTGCTAGAGATTGATGTACTACTATACTGTAATCTTGGACTTGAATCTAAAGACTCAGAAAAGAAAAAGGTTAAAGCAATAAGCAGAAAGATTTACAAAGCAATTTCTTTAATCAGTCCTGCCGATGGGTATATGCTAGAAGCCCATATGAACGAAAAAGATTTAACAGAAGCAAGTTAGTTGACAGTTCGGAAAGACGAACATTTTTTCATGTTAGTTGGTTAATTAGAAAAGCCTGAGGTTTAATAGTCCTCAGGCTTTTTGCTTTGTTGATAATTATAGCTTTTAATGAACAACTAATAAAATAACCGCTTGACTTTGCCTTATCCCCTAACCTATCTTTGTTCTGCCACTTGATCCACCTTTATTTAAACAGATGGATTATACAAAATATAAAAGCAAAACACTTTCCCAGCTAAAGGCTACAGCGGTTAGGCACGTACACAAATTTATTAGAGAACGAGATAAAGATAAACCTTGCATCTCTTGCGGTAAATACACAACATTACAAGCTGGTCATTTTCACTCTGCAGGCAACCATCCCATTACAAGATTTAACGAAGACAATATCCACGGTCAATGTAAGAAGTGTAATTACTTCTTATCTGGTAATCTGATTCCATACCACATTGAACTAATAAACAGGATTGGAGAAGAACGAGTAATAGCGCTCCAAGATAAAATATCACAAAGCAAACAAACAGGATATAAATGGGATAGGTTTTATCTTATTGAAACAATAGAAACCTATAAAGAAAAGAACAAGCAGTTTAAATGAAAAGACTGGAGAAAATATATAAGCTAAGAAAGCATCCTGAAAACCCTAGAGTAATCAAAGATGTAAAGTTTCAGCTATTAGTAGACTCAATAAAAGATTTTCCTGAGATGTTAGAGAAACGCCCCCTAGTGGTTAATGAAGACCTGCAAGTATTAGGGGGCAATATGAGACTAAGAGCAGCACAAGAAGCAGGGCTTAAAGAAATATGGATAGATGTTGCAGAAGGATGGTCTATTGAAAAACAAAACGAATTTATTATAAAAGATAATTCAAGCTTTGGAGAATGGGATTGGGATCGTTTAGCAAATACTTGGGAATCTGATGATTTAAATAATTGGGCTTTAGACTTGCCAACACTATTTGAAGGGGATTTAGACCTAGACCTAGATAGAACTGAAAAGGATAATGTAAAATGTGAATGCTGTGGCAAATAATTGGGAATTGTCATTAGGTTTCTACACAGGAATACTATTTGGCTTTAGACATTACGAACAAAAGAACTGCACAGATTATGTGCTTTACTTGCCACTTATAGATTTATGCTTAACGATATATGATGACTAAAGAAAAAAGAATAATAACATCCGAAAGCATGGTTAGCTATTATGTAGATGTACTCAAGAATACAAAGAGTGAAAACCATAGAAAATACATCAATCAAATGATTGGATATCATTCAGGCAAAATTAAGATTCCTGATGAAGAAACTTTTTTTAAATACAACGAATAAACAGCGAGAAAATGGCAAATGAAGACAATCTAAAGAACTGGGAAAAAGGAGTTTCAGGTAACCCTAAAGGTAGACCAAAAGGCTCAAAGAATAGATCGACAATAGTTAAGCATTGGATGGAAGCAGCAATAGATGCTAAGAACCCTTTAAGTGGACTTACAGAAAGTTTAAGCCAAGAAGATATACTAACTCTTGCAATGATAAATAAGGGTGTTAAAGGAGACGTAGCAGCCTACAGGGCTTTAATGGATTCCCTTTACGGTGCAGTAAAACAAACAATGGAATTAAGCCAAGCAGAAACCCCAATATTTAAACAACTGGATATAGATGTTATTGAGTACGACAGCCCAGAAGAAGATAGCGAAACTTCGTAGACGCATTAGAATCGTTCAAGGTGGTACATCATCATCTAAAACGTTCTCTATATTGCCTTTGCTGATTAACTACGCTACAACGCATCCTAATACCGAAATAAGCATTGTATCGGAATCAGTACCACATCTAAAGCGTGGGGTTATTCGAGACTTTAAAAAAATAATGCAATGGACTGGCAACTGGAAAGAAGAACAATACAACCGTTCGTCTATGACCTACAATTTTACTAACGGAAGTTTTATAGAATATTTTTCAGTAGATAATCCATCAAAGCTTAGAGGGGCAAGAAGACATATACTCTTTATAAACGAATGCAACAATGTAGACTTTGAGTCTTATCAGCAGCTTGCTATTCGTACATCAAAATTCATCTATTTAGACTTTAATCCTACAGGAGAATTTTGGGTTAATACAGAACTTGAGAATGCTAAAGATTCGCAAAAGGTAATACTAACCTACTTAGATAATGAAGCTGCACCTAAAGCTGCTGTAGATGAAATACTCAAGGCTAAAGCAAAAGCAGAAACAGGAAATAAGTATTGGATTAATTGGTTTAATGTTTATGGTCTTGGTTTACAGGGAAAATTATCTGGCGCAATCTATGAGAACTGGGAACTAGGCAAGTTTAAAACAATAGGCAAAACTGTTCTTGGTCAAGATTTTGGATTTTCCAACGATCCGTCAACGCTTATAAAAACTAACATAGATAAAAAGAACAAGGTTATCTATGTCGAAGAATGCTTCTATCTAACTAAGCTAACAGCAACTCAGTTAGGAGACTTAAACGCAAAGCACGCAGGCAAAGATTTAATTGTAGCTGATTCAGCTGATCCAAGATTAATAGATTCACTTAAACAATACTGTAACATCGTTCCAGCAATTAAAGGGCAAGGCTCAATAGTATATGGTATTGCAATGATTCAAGACTATAAGCTAGTCATTGATCCCGAAAGCAAGAACCTAATTAACGAGCTTAAAAACTATGTGTGGTTGGAAAAGAAAAGCCAAACACCCATATCTAAATTCGACCATTTATTAGATGCACTTAGATACTCAGTATCGTATCAATTAGCTAATCCAAATTCAGGTGAGTATCATATCTGGTAATACCAAATAAAATGAAGAAAAAAAGAATAATAGGATTAGACTGGCTAAACATTGTAGCTAAACAGCATGACGAATGGGTCAGTATAGTAAGAGGATTTGGAGAGTATAACTATGCTGAGGACATTGTACACGAGTCTTATTTAAGATTAATTAAATATGCCACACCCCAAAACATCATAAAAGATAACAAAGTATCTAGGGGGTATATGTTTTTCACTTTGAGAAGCGTCTATTTCCAATATTATCATTCTAAAAGAAAAATTACTAAAATTAGCCTTGATGATCCAAAATGGAATATTGAAATACAAGCAGAAGAAACTATAGAAGAACAAGAAGCTTTTCATAGTGTATGTGTTTTAATTGATGAAGTAACAGAAGATTGGGCTTGGTACGATAGGAAGTTATTTAAGTTGTATCGAGATACAGGTTTAAGCATCCGTAAAATAGCAGCAGAAACTAACATTAGTTGGGTGTCTATATTCAACACATTAAAAAACTGTAAAAAAGAAGTAAGAGATAAATTAAACGAGGATTATTTAGATTACAAAAATGAAGATTATGAAAGAGTTTCAAGGAGACAGAAGAACTAAACAAGGTAAAACAGATTACGAGCAATGGAAAAAAAACCATTCAGAAGCTAGTAAAGGTTTGGGAGATACGGTAGAGAAGTTTACAGAAGCAACAGGGATAAAAAAGTTAGTCAAATTTGTTGCAGGAGATGATTGTGGCTGCGATGAGCGAAAGGAAAAGTTAAACTACTTATTTCCTAACTACAGACCTAACTGCCTTACAGAAGATGAGTACAACTTTTTAGAAGAAAGAGTAGGTAAACTAAACACGGTAACGATAGAAGAACAAAAGGCTTTATTAAATATATACAATAGAGTTTTCAATGACCGAAGAGAATTGACTGGATGTAATAGTTGCTTCTTGAATGGAGTTTGGAAAAAACTAGAGCGGGTCTTTAACGAATACAAATAAATAAGTTTAATTAAAAACAATAGGATTGTTAAAAGGGCTTCATAAATGTAGCCCTTTTTATTTTATACAGTTTTACTGTTTTATTGTTGTATATATATGAAAGTAGAAATACAAATACCAAGTAGCTTATCTGAAATAACACTAGAGCAATACCAGAAGTTTGCGAAGTTAAATACAGATGAGAATCAAGATAGCAGCTTCTTAATGCATAAGACCGTTGAGATATTCTGCGACCTTAACCTAAGGGATATAGCCAAAATTAAATACATCTACGTACAAGAGATATTAAACGATATAAATAAACTGTTTGAATCTAAACAAGACTTAATACCTACGTTTAGATTAAAGGGTGTTGATTATGGTTTTGTGCCAGTGTTAGACAATATGACACTTGGGGAGTATATAGACCTTGATGAGAACTTTACTGATTGGGATATGATGCACAAGGCTATGGCGGTTCTTTACAGACCTATCACCTTACAAAAGGGAGACAGATACCAAATAGAAGAGTACGAAGGTTTAGAACGTGCGGACCTAATGAAGCAAATGCCTTTGGATGTTGTTATGGGTTGTATGTTTTTTTTTTACAATTTAAACAACGAACTACTGAAAACTACCCTGAACTATTTGAATCAGGAAATACCGAAGGAACTGACTACGGAGCAGCTACAAACTTTGGCAAAAAATGGGGGTGGTATCAATCACTCTATGGACTCTCTAAAGGAGATGTTAGACGATTTGAACATATCACTAAATTAAACTTTCACGAGTGCTTTATGTTTTTAGCATTTGAAAAAGAAAAGAACCAACTAGAAGCAAAACTAATTAAGAACAGATGACAGGATTTTACAACGTAACGAAGAAAATAAAGGATGCACTTAATGCAGAGCCTTTTGTAAATACGGTTTCTTATGGTAGCTTAGATGATGTTGATTTAAATAAACAGACCATCTTCCCTTTATCTCACATAATAGTAAACAACTGCAATGTAGTATCCAATACAATGACGTTTAACATTAGTATCCTAGCAATGGATATTGTAGACGAATCAAAGGACGAGGTTACAGATATTTTTGTTGGTAATGATAATGAGCAAGACGTACTTAATACTCAGTTAGAAGTGCTTAATAGAGTTGTAGCGTTATTACAAAGAGGTGATTTATATACAGACCTATTCCAAATAGAAGGGACTGTAGGATGTGAGCCTTTTGTAGATAGA